GAGCCAAGTGAAGTATTACTTTGGCCCGTTGTACTTTGCTGCGATCGGAAACCAACCGCGCAATTATCGCTGCCCCCTGTAACCAGCGATAACGCGTTATGGCCGATTGCTACACGGTTGTTGCCATTCAGGACCGAACCAAGGGCATTTGTTCCGATGGCAATGTTGTTGTCACCACTGGTGTTTGCGTCAAGGGTGCTGTGGCCGATTGCCACATTGTCCGTTCCATCCGTGTTCGCACCCAGCGCATTCCGGCCAACGGCGGTGTTGTTCGCGCCCGAGGTGTTCGCATCAAGCGCACCGGAGCCGATGGCGGTGGTCGAGTCAGCGGTGTTGAGGGTGGCGGCATTGGAACCAACTGCCGTGACATGTGATGCGGTATTTTGCTGCGCGGTCACATATCCAACTGCCACGTTGTCGGTTCCAGTGCCAGCAACAGACATGGCACCGTGCCCAACTCCGACATTGAAGTTTCCTGTCTGTGCAGCCAATGCAGATCGGCCAACCGCAGTTGATCTGATTGTCGTTTGTGCTGAAGAAAGCGCAAAATAACCAATGGCGGTATTGTCGTCGCCGCTGGTGATGCTAAATCCAGCGGATTCGCCAATCAAACTGTTGTTCGTGCCGCCAGCCTGAAGCGCCGCGCCTGCCCCGCTGCCCAGCACCGTGTTGCCGGTGGGGGCCGCTGCGGTGCCTGCGCGGTACGGGTTGATGTACGGCAGCGCAGTCCACGCGGTCGCACCGTCACCGACCTTCAGGTTGCGCGTGTCGGTCTCGTAGGCGATCTCACCGAGGGCAAGCGTGGGGTTCGCGCTGGTGAAGTTCGCGGCGGTGTCGCGGCGGATGCAGATCTGTGCAACGATGGTCGACATGGCTGGCTCCGGTCAGTTGTAGGACGAGAAGGCGTTCCCGCCCTGGACGTCGTTGGGGTAGATCAGCGTGAACGCGTTCTCGCCGTCGATGCGGTCCCACAGGTTCGTGTCGCTCGAGGCGTTCCCGCCGTCGATCACGTTCAGGTTGTCGCGGGCGTTCCCGAGCGTCAGGATGCGCCTGACGCTGCTGTCGAGCATGGGGCGGTTGAATCGGTTCGACCGTTCCATTCGTCAGAGGGTCGTGTAGAAGACGCCCATCGTGGGCGTTCCCGAGGACTTGAACTGGACCGTGACGAGCTCGCAGCCCACGGTGTCGAGGAGCACGGCGGCCGGCTCGACGTTGGAGGCCAGGATCGACGCGGGGGAATAGGCGTTGGCCGGGGGCGTGCCCGCGACCTGGACGATGCCGCTGAAGGTCGCGGTCGACTGCGTGTCGATGCTGTACTGCGGCACGGTGCCCGATGTGTAGGTCAGGGTGAAGTCGCCCAGGACGGTGGGAATCCACCACGTGTTGGCGCCGATGGTCTCGCGGAAGATGGACCATCCCAGGAGCCGCATTCCCACGCCCGTGGCGGTGGTGGTGCTCGTCCACGGCATGAGGCGCAGGAGCGAGGCGTTTCGGTTCGTGTCGACGTTTGCCTGCCAGTCGATCAGGACGCCCGAGGACGGCTTGGTGGTCGTGAGGACGGCGCCAGCGGCGGCGTAGGTGGCCGGGACGCTTGCCACGGCGATGCGGCGGAAGTCGTTCTGTCCGGTCGAGATGAATGCCTGTGCCATGTCAGATTTCTCCTCGGCGCTTCATGTCGAGCGCGATTGCGACGGCCTGCTTCTGGGGCTTGCCCTCGGCCATGAGCTTGCGGATCTTGGCGCTGACGGCGGGGTCGGACTCGGCCATGACCTTGCGACCGGGCTTCTGCGCGGGTGCTTCGTGGGTGGACTTGGCGCCGGGGCGGGAGGATCGCAGGCGGTCGGCGAGCTCACGGTAGCGCTTAATGCCTGCGTCCAGCTCGCGCTGCAAACGAGCGCGTTGCTCGACGGGAGCGCGGCGCAGGCGGTTTTCAAGCTTGCTGAGGGTTTCGCGGAGGTTGGCGTACTCGACGTAGTCGGCGTTCTTGTCCATCTTCGCCTTCGCGCCGGGGCGGGCAAACGGCGTCTTCACGGACGACTGCATCGTCACGAGCGCCCGCACCGCGATCTGCACCTGCTCCGTGAAGTGCTCCACGTCGCGCACGTTCGTGCTGGCGTTGATCGTCTTGATCGCCGCCGTCACGTACCTGTCCATCGCGTCCTGGCGCGCCTTGGCTTTGTCGCGCATGAACTTGTAGT